GGGAACTGATTCCATGTGGTTTCTCACATTTTCCTTTATGATATCCATAGCAAGAGAAGTAGGAGTATTTCTCACCGTTCGCACGTTTCATGGTGGCAGCAGTCAATGTACGTCCACATACAGGACATTTCAGTAATCCGGAGAGCCAGTGTTTATATGTAGAAGAAGGACGTTTCCCGGAAGGTCTGTAGGTTGTTTCGAATCGTTTCTGTGCTGCATCAAATAATTCCTTTGTAATAATTGACGGCTGTTGTCCTTCTGTGACAATCCATTCATCTTTATCCTTGATTCTGTTTGTACTGTTTTCTGTCCGGTTCCACCGAATCATACCGCAGTAGGAAGGATTCTGAATGATGTACTCAATAGATCTCCGCTCAAATGGTTTGCCCTGTGAGGTCTTAAGCCCAAGATTGTTCAAGCGTCTTGCAATATCAAAAAATCCGATGCCTTCATTCGCATACCAGTTGAATATCATGCGCACGATTTCTGCTTCTTCCGGGATAATTACCGGAGGCTTGCCATGCTCCACGACCTTGTATCCGAGTGGCGGACGTGCCTGGTATGCTCCACGGGTTGCATTTTCTTTCATGCCCCGGAATACTTCACCAGATAATCGGATAGAGTAGTATTCATCCATCCACTCAATGATACGTTCAATCAGAGAACCGAAAGGATTATCCGAAAGAGGTTCGGAGATGCTCACGACTTCTACGTTGTGTTGCTTCTTGAGAAGAGATTTGTAGACAATGGATTCCTCCTGGTTCCGGGCAAATCGTGAGAACTTCCATACCAGGATCAGATCTACCGGGTGATCAGAACCCTTTGCAAGTCCGACCATCTCCTGGAAGCCTGGACGCTTTTCAGCTTTCCGGCCGGAGATTCCAAGGTCAGAGAAAATCTTAAGGATTACAATATTGTTCCTGGCAGCATACTCCCGGAGAAGATTCTCCTGCGAATCCGGAGAGATTTCTTCCTGATCGTGCGTGGATACACGGATATAGCCATAGGCATATCTTAATTCACTCATCATATCACCTTCCTTAGTATATATGTGCGACGTCGCACAATTTTGCGTATAAAAATAACAGCCAGCGAGGAACAAGTGTTCCGCTTGCGTGACTGCTCCGAAGATGATACACTATTCATTGAACGTACTGGTGTATCCTTCGGGGCATTAGTCTTTGAGCCGTCCTTGCGCCAACAGGGACGGTCTTTACTTATTTGACATATCTGTCTGAATGACTTATAATATGCTTAACAGGAAAGCCGGGAGATAGATGAAGCCTATCCGCTCCGGTGCAAAGTTAATAGTTACAAATTATTTTCATAATAGGCAAGCTACTCACTCCGGCCAAGAGACAAGGTAGCTTGCTTATTTTTTATAGTTCAGAATTGCTACAATGAGCAGCGCCACGGTCAAAATCACCATGAATTCCTCATATGTACTCATAAGTATTTCCCCTTTCCACAAGACTGGATCGGGAACCAGCACGCCCCTCGGCTGTCTGGGTAAATACATTATTCTTTTGTGGATGCCCCGGAGCTGTCCGGGGCGGGGGTTCTATTCCTCTGTTTGAGAGGATGCATCCTCTCCGGTGTCCGATTCTTGAGTGCTGATATCTTGATACTGCTCCATAATGGTATCTATTTGACTGTGGTATTCCTCGGCTTGATCAGGGGTCAAATCATATTCAATACGAAAAATAGCTTTATCATATTTATACATGTATTGATCTAATGCAAGTATTCCCAATGACGAATCCTGCAATGTTTTGAGATATTTATACCGATTGTTACAATCGGACTCATTTTCAAAAGTCTCTATCGTTCCACCAACAAGATACTCACCGTATTGTTCTAATCGGGTATCTTCAAAATCTGCTTTGCTGATATATTCTCCCGGGCGACCGAGATTTCCGTTCGGATCTGTAGATTCGTCAAATGCCTCTATTCCTCCCACATTTGAATTTATCGCCTTAATCTGTTCTGCAAGACTTTGAGAATCTGGAAGATCTTCATATACCGGTTCGGTTTCTTCATTGACTCCCCGTTCTCCATTTGACGCGCCTTCAGATTCGCCGCAAGCTGTAGCTGACACGGCTAGCATACATGCTAACATAATGACAGCGATTTTCTTTTTCATAGCTTTTCCCTCTCTTTCTTTTGTCCCCTGTTCCTTTAACACCACTTTATATAATCGCCGTAGCGGTTATACCTTATTTATGCGCAGACATTTCGATTTTCTGTACATCTATTTTCTCAAAATCACGCTCCTTTATATGCCTAATCGCATGGTTAATTGCCTTTAACCGTTTGCTTTCACATAAATTTGCGTTTATAAAAATAGTGAATGAATTATCTTCATTCTCGGTTATTACTTCATTAACGGTCATTCCGTCCATGAAAAAAATTTGATAATCAAAACTCATTATTATCACGTTCCTTTTTCTTTAATGCCATAAGCATGTCATATGTTGTTTTCAAATCTTCCGGAGTAGCATCTTTTGCAGCATCGAATAAGACACGCAAATCTTTGTTTTCAAATAGTTTTTGTGCCATCTCAGCGGTTTCTTCGTTTAAATAGTACTTCTCACCGCCTTCCTTTTCTTCGCCAGTACGAATATACTCTACTGATACTCCAAACAAGTCAGCAATTTTTTGTAGTTTTGCATCTTTGGGGTTGCTTCTTCCATTCTTCCAGTCGGAGAAAGTTGACTTGGTAATCCCAGTTTCCCTTGCAACGTCAGCGTCTTTCATGCCTTTGGCATCTCTTAACTTGCAATAAATTTCATACATAATACACCTCACAAAAAAATTCTGAAATCAGTACAAAAGCTATTGACAAGTTCTGATATCCGCACTATAATAAAGCTACAAAGTTCGGAAATCAAAACAGAATTGTAACTTAATTCTTTGTCAATGTATCTGGTAAATATATTGTATCTGATTTCCGAACTAAAATCAATAGGAAAGTTCGGAAATGAGGTGATTATTTAATGTATGAAAAATATGTAGAAATCAGGGATTCAAGAAAACTGACAGATTATCGTGTGTCAGAAGATACTGGAATAACTAAATCTACATTTTCTGATTGGAAGTCAGGAAGAAGTAAGCCAAAGATGGAAAAGCTCAAAATCCTCGCCGACTACTTCGGAGTATCTATTGAGTACTTCCTAGAGTAGTGTAACAGGAAAGGTGTTCGATAAACATGACTTTGAAGCAGAAGAGGAGGTGAAGGTAATAATGAGAATAAAAATAATTTTTCACATAACAAGGATGGACGATGTTAGTGATGTTTTGAAGAAAGCAGAAGAATTAAAGAAAGAGCACCCCCATACAGAAATTAGTATAGAGGTTCTAGTATAGAAAGATTATTTCTTTCTGATTTCGATGGCTTTTAATCCAGTTGTAGAAATTGTGTAACTTGTACTAGAACTATACAGGTAAATCTCTGAGTGAATCCTAAAATGCTGAGATGCAATTTCATCGCCCGAATATGTTCTTATTCCGGATGAAGTAGGAATTTCGATTTTATCTACATTCGTGCACAAGTGATCATTTCCATCGAAATATGAAAAATAAACATCATACATACAGTATCTCTCCTTTTCATAATACTCGGCATGGCAGTGCCTGTATTAACAGTATAGGAGAGGTGGAGGAGAATAGCAAGTAGCATGCAGATCAGCTGTCAATAAAACGGACAGAAGAGAAAGGAGAGTGATTAAGTTGGCTATGGAGATGCTTGATAGAGAATTCCGAGAAGACCAGAGCGCGATATTAAGCAATGAGATTTCGCGGTGTATGATTCAGAACAATATGACATTGGAGAATCTGGACGAGGCGTGCGAGATTGTACGTGAGGTGTTTAGAAAGAACGCCACAATGAAAGGCTGACGAAAAGCCAGCCTTTCATTGTGGCATTCACGGCAACAATGATAACATCCGTCAAACTTTTTATCGGGATAAGCAATCTGCGCAGCAATTATAGCTGCCTGACAAGAACTGTATCTTCCAATATACTGTCTGTTAAGTTCGGATGGAAGATAATAGCAGTTTTCTGTATGTACTTCATAATTGCCGTTAATATCTGGATAGATATAAAAATAGTAATTTTGCATCATGATGGAACTCCTTTCGTAGTACTCGGACATGCCAGTGTCCTGTATTTACAGTATAGGGGATTTCATTGGACAACGCAACAAGTACAAACAGTGTTTCATAAGCTTTAGAGAGGTGGTGTAAATGATCATAAAAAGCATTGTAGTAATTGACGGAAAAGAAGTAGAGGTTAAGGAACTGGAAGATAAAGAGGCATTTGCAGAAAGTGTTAACCAAAGGGTTCTTTTTGACAGAAACTACATAATAGAGAAAACCGCGTAAGCGGTAGAAAGGAAGGACAAGCATGGAAGAGATTAAATTACCGACAGCGCCGGAACTGTCACTGATCCCGATCGAATGGAGAAATTTTCCGGAAGCGGATCATAAGCGGGAGAAACGAAAGATCCGGCGGAAAAGAAAAGAAAGAGATAACGCCGCAAGAGGACTGGTCACAGTAACAGTCGCCAGCATGATGTTAAACGCGGTGATGGCTGTGATCATTTACATCTTGCAGGCAGGACCAATCTAAGGAGGTGAACAAAGAAATGGATGTAAAGGTAAAGAAAGATGCCGAAGAAGAAATGAACTGCATCTTAGATCTACTTGAAGAATGGTGTCTGAAATACGATCAGGATTATGCAAACGCGGTTGTACTTGTAAAACATGATCAGATCACATCGTGGGGAAGTATAGGCAATCACGAAGATTTTGACGTTTACAGAACAAAAGAGCGCCCATAAATGAGGCGGCAACCTCAGGGCGCATAGATAAATAATCAACATTATTGTAACAGAAAGGACGAGAAAAGTGAAGAAATTTGAATTAACAAATGAATTTGTAACAAATATGTTCGGGACAAAGCTGTTCCGCATCCGTGCCCTTGTTGAGTTCGGCGATGTGGAAGCCGGAGAACTTGGCGGGTATGTGGAGAAGGAATCAAACCTTGGTCATGACGACAATGCGTGGGTGTACGGAGATGCACAGGTTTCCGGCGATGCGCTGGTGTGCGGCAATGCGTGGGTGTACGGCAATGCGTGGGTGTACGGCAATGCACAGGTTTCCGGCGATGCGCGGGTGTGCGGCGATGCGCGGGTGTGCGGCAATGGGGACTATGCATACGCTCACGGTTTCGGATCTGTCAACCGTACAACGACCTTCTTCCGTCTCAAAGATGGCGGCGTGGGTGTGCGGTGCGGATGCTTCTACGGGACGCTTGCACAGTTCCGGGATAAGATCCGGGAGACACACGGAGAAACAAAGAAGGCACAAGAATACCTGATGCTGGCAGACCTGATGGAACTCAGATTCGAAGAGGATGAAAACGAAGTAGGAAATAGAAAATACGTTGAGTAATGAAAGAAGATAGTGTGATGTTAAATGCGGTGATGGCTGTGATTATTTACATCCTGCAGGCAGGACCGATCTAAGGAGGTGAACAAAGAAATGAACGAAGAAATAAAGAAAGACGCCGAAGAAGAAATGAACTGCATCTTAGAACTGCTCGAAGGATGGTGCCTGAAATACGATCAGGATTATACAAACGCAGTTGTACTTACAAAAAACGATCAGATCACATCGTGGGGAAGCATAGGCAATCGCGAAGACTTTGACGTTTACAGAACAAAAAAGCGCCCATAAGAGGCGGCAACCTCTAGGACGCATAGATAAACAACCAAGATTATTGTACGGGAAAGAAAGGAATTTGTAAAGATGATTAAATGCAGTAAAGGCAATGTGGAAATAAAAGGAAATTTAATATTATTAGAAGCAGAAACAGTCATGATATTAAGAGGAATAAGAAACATCCTCGAAGAAGAGTACGGAAAAAAACACGCAGAAAAGTCAATGCAAAAAATAGTTAAAACATCCACAATGACGCAAGAAGAAATAGAAGAGGAAATAAAAAAATCAGCACAAGAAATAGCGAGAGAAGCAGCGAAACACCTCATGAAATGAAAGAAGAAGTTATTTTGTGGATCATCCGCTGGGGAGATCCGTACGCATTAGAGTGCAAGGCAATGACCAGATCGGAAGTCGAAGCGTATGCGCGCGAAAAGCAAAAAAAGCGCGGCGGTACATATGTAATCAATTAAAAAAAGCGCATCACAGCAACTGATGCGCTTAAAAGATGGCGTTCCCGCCTCTTGTTAGGACAAATATATTGTATCAAATAAGAGGCGGGAAGTCAAGCGATACACGCGGGGACTCCCGCTTTTAAACCTCGATAAAGATATTAAAGTTAGGACAGATAAAAGATGGCAACACGGAGAAAAACGTACAAATTACGGGGCGGAGACGTCTACGACGTAGAGGAATATCCAGACGGAAGATATGGAGCAAAAGGAAAGGCACGGCAAAAGAAAAAGAAACCGACGCCGGAACAGATGGCGGCAGTCAACCAAGCCAACCGAGCGAAGATATGCAGACGATTACTGATCGAATATTTTGATGCAGGAGACTACTTTGTAACATACACCTACAAAGTCGAGCAAAGACCGAAAGACATGACAGTGGCACTAAAAGACTTACAAAAAGCACTCCGAAAGCTCCGTCCGAAATATAAAAAGGCAAACACTCCGTTTTACTGGATCAGAAACATAGAGCGGGGCACAAAGGGTGCATGGCACATCCATCTAGTCATTAAAAAAACATCAGGGGCGGCAGAATGGATCGAAGATGCATGGGAACACGGAGCAATCTATATTACGCAGATCAAAAAAAGCCGGTTTTACGATGAGGATTTTACAAAACTGGCAAACTATATGACAAAAAACGAAAAAACAAGAGAAAAACGATCGGACGGAAGCAAAGGAAAACCGCGACTAAAAGAAGCAAGCTACAACCATGCGAAAAATATGCCGTTACCCGAACCGAAATCCCAAAAACTTGTACGCTGGCAAAAAGAAGTAAAACCCAAAAAAGGCTATTACATCGCAAACAGTTACGAGGGGATCAACCCGGCTACGGGGATGAGATACCGCAGATACACACTGATCAGAATCCACAGGAGGATTTAAAATGAAAACAGTAAATATCTACATAGAAACCACCATAAAATCCCCCATTGTAAAAGATGGGAAATACGCATCCGCCCTAGTATTTACTAGGTCAAACGGAGAAGAAGCATACCGGGTCATGAGTGGCGAAGAGTGCGAATCTACTTACAACAGATTGACGCTGATCGCAATCATAAAATCATTACAAAAATTAAAAGAGCAGTGTCATGTTGTAATTCACACTGATAACGCTTATATCAAAAATATTTCAGAACAAGGAGCGCCGGAGAAGTGGCGGCGATCCGAGTGGAAAAAAGCCACAGGCGCGGAAGTCCAAAATAAAGAATTATGGAAAATGTACCTTGAGGAAGCGGAGAAACACGAAACGGAATTTCGCTTTTGCGCCAGCAATGATTATCAGGGATTGCTAAGAGAAGAACTAACATAAGGAGGACACCATGAGAATTACAAAAGAAGCAAGATGCGCGAAAAACGCAAGGGGATACATCGGCAACCGCCCAAGACTCGTTGAAGGAAAGATATATACGTTGATTTTCCGGCAGCAGCCGGAAAGAAGCGAAAAACACACTGCCATCAAGAAACGGATGCGCTTTTTAAAAGCGTTTCCACACCACGCACTTTTTGAAAACCCTTACGGGATCAAAAGATCGTTTACTTGGTGGGAAGTGGAAAAATTACTGAAAGGAGAGCAGATATGATACAAGATATTGCAATCGAACAGTTAGACATACACCCGCAGAACGTGCGGAAGGTATACACCGACATTGACGAGCTGGCGGAAAGCATAAAAGCTCGTGGCGTAATGCAAAATTTGACTGTAGTACCAAACCCGGACAAAAAAGACCACTATCTTGTAGTGATCGGAAACCGAAGACTGACGGCAGCGAGAAAAGCGGGATTGAAAACAATGCCCTGTTCCGTTGTGGAAATGACGGAAAAAGAGCAAATATCAACGATGTTGTTGGAAAACATGCAGCGCAGCGATCTATCAGTAAGCGAGCAAGCACAAGGATTCCAGCTCATGTTGGATTTGGGAGAAACAGAAACAACAATCGCGGAAAAGACCGGATTTAGCAGAAGTACAGTACGACATAGGTTAAATCTTGCAAAACTGGATCAAGAAACACTTACGAGGCGCGAAGAAAATAAGGACTTCCAACTCACATTAACGGACCTTTACGAGCTGGAGAAGGTACAAGACATCAAAAAAAGGAATGAAATCCTTAAGACTGCAGTATCGTCACGCGAAATCGCATGGAAAGCAAAACAGGCCGTGAAAGAAGAAAAAATAAAGAAAAACGCTCAAATAGTGTTTGAAATACTGGAAGAAAAAGGAGTAAAAGCCGCGCCGAAAAGAGCGAAAGAAGAAAGATGGACCGGAAAATGGAAAGAGATAACAAATATTGATCTATCACAGTGGGAGGATCAAACAAAAATCGATCTGCAAGACACAAAAGATCAGCTCTATTATTATCAATACTACGATAGGATCTATGTAGTAAAAAAAGTAATACAAAAAGAGCGGGAAAAAACGGAACAGGAAAAGAAAACGGAGAAAATCAAGGAAAACAAAAGAAAAATAACGGAAATCCTGAAAAGGATGAGAAGGGAAAGGAACGATTTTATTAAAGAACTTGTGTCGGGAAAAATCACAATACCGAAAGAAGTTGATGTAAAAGAAACAGGCTGGAAGATCATGATAAACCGGATAACGGACGGCGGAAGCGTAGCACACATGAACGCGGTGTATGGATTTTACGGGATCGAAAACGCGTACGAAGCGAAAGAAGAGGAAAAAGAACGGATCAAAAAAGAATTTGCAGAAATAAGCCAAGAAAAGCAAATGCTGATCCTCTTGACCTGGACGGCAGAGCCGTACGAAGCAACTGACTATTACGGACACTACGAAAAAGGGATGAAATGCCTAAGAGACTTCTATAGATTACTTCAGCAGATGGGGTTCTCATTTCGATCACTGGAAGAACTAAAGATCCTAAACGGGACTCATGAGTTATACACACAGGAGACGGAAGATGAGCATTGACTATTCGGACATGGCTTTCCCGAAGCCGAGAAAGAAGAAAAAACGGAAAATCCACAAAAAAAGCATTTTAAACAGTCAAAAGGGCATTTGCTACTTATGCGCCCGGTTAAACGGCGACTATTCCGTAAAGCAGACGGAAGAGCATCATATCCTGTTCGGGGCAGGACAAAGAGCGATATCTGAAGAAAACGGGTTAAAAGTAGACCTATGCATTGAGCATCATCGAACGGGGCAGCAGGCAGTACACAACAGCCGAAAAACAAGGGAGCTGCTCTGTAAAATCGCACAAACAGAGTTTGAAAAGGTTCACACCCGAAAAGAATGGGAACAGATCGCAAGGAAGAACTACCTCTAGTACCTCCGCCATATGGCGATGATACATATAAAATGTCACGCGCAACCAGTAAATACAGGGTTCCCCGCCGTTTTGTGCGGCGGGAGAAAGGAGAAAAACGTGAGGATCTTAAAAATAAAAACAAAAACAGGCATCAAGACCGTTTATAACGTGATTGATTGGGGTTGGAACGCAGAAACAGGCGATCTTTACTATAGATCGGGAAAAGAATTGCATCACAAACGCTGTATAAGTGTCGAAGAAATTATAGTATAAAAGGATAGAAAAAAGGATCAATCAAAAACCTGCTACAAACAGTAATTACTGTTTTGAAGTGGGATTTTGACATCTCGAAAAAAAGGATGAAAAAGAGGAAAAACAATGGCAAAAAGAAACGATTACATAACAGGACGGGAAGATGGATTATTAATGGCGCTTGAAATCGTCAAAAATGAGGGTGTCGAAGCGTTGGAAAAAGAAATCAAATTCAGGAATGTCACCGGAATCCGTACCGCCTTAGCAAAAAAAGACATTAACAGGGCGACAATCAAGATCAAAGAACAGACAGTAGACACAGTAACAATCCTTTCCGTGGCAACCTTACATGACGAGTTCGGCTTCGGAACACAAAGATGCGACCGATTTATTAAGAGGTTTAACAAAAAGGCGGAATGCATCATGGATGACATGGCAAGCTGGAACGATTATATAAAAACGATCAAAGAGGAACTAGGGATTGAGCTAGGAATCAGAGAGAACAAGTAAGGGGGCGAAGAGATGGGGAGATTTGAAATTGAGTTTGCACAATTTACCAAAGTTGTGGTGGACGCAGAAACCGAAGAAGAAGCAAAAGATTTAGCGGCGATAATGGACGGAGAAGAAATTGCAGAACACGACACACACGAATACAACATCTGGAACATACGGGAATTAATATAAATTTTTGATGAGGTAGAAGATGAACAGAGAAATACTTTTTAAAGCAAAGAGAAAAGATAATGGTGAATGGATACAAGGTTATTATTATCAAATATGGCAACAAGGCTATATTTTATGGGGAATGATAAACAATATGCCAGATATGGTTGAGGTTAATCCAGACACACTCTGCCAGTGCACAGGACTTACCGACGAGAGAGGTCAGAAGATTTGGGAGAATGATATATGCAATAGAAAAGAAAAATATCCTGAAATCGTGACATACAATAAAGGAGATTGGCAGTTAGATTACAGTTATGTATTTGGAAAAGAGATGCACACAGACGCTTGCAATCTTGGATTTTATGTATGTGAAAGGAACTGTGTTGAAGTAATCGGCAATATTTTTGATAATGCAGATTTGTTGGAGGTGGAGAGATAAATGAAAGCACCTAAAGAAATAGCAAGTAAAGCAGAAAGATATAAGGAGCTAAAAAAAGAAATAGATAAACTTTATGAAGAATTGGAAGAGTTTGCTAATGAAAATGGTTTTGAGGATTTTTGGATAGACGGTTTTGGGGTATCTCAAGAACCAAACGGAGAAGAACAAACAGATGGAGAATATTGTGACCAATGGATGCGCGGGGAAGATTCCGGAGATGGAATATATTACTATCCGATTGAAGGAAGTACGCAATATTTTTGGGTAGCATATTCATTTTGATTGGAGGTGAAGTGATGCTAAAACCAGCGCAATTATACAAAGAGGAATTAGAAAAACTTTTTTTGAGGACATGGTACGACCTTAAATATATGTTCTATAGCGGATGGACAGGGAGCGAACTACCAACAATTCCTGACAATAATTATGACGCTCATCATTTCGCATCAGTTGATAACAATGGAAATGTGATTGGGTACATATCTTATCGTATAAGTTGGATAACAATGAGTGCAGATAACTTCGGAATTATAAGTTTTGGAAATCATATAGAGTTCGCAAGAGATGTTTATAAAGTGATTTGTGATTTATTTGAAAAACACGGCATGAATAGAGTATCATGGAGTGCATTTGTCGAGAACCCAGCAGTTAAAGGATATAGAAATTTTATTAAAAAGCATGGCGGTAGAGAGTGTGCTTATCATAGACAGGTTGCAAAACTACTGGATGGAAAGTTGCATGACGATGTGGAATTCGAGATTTTAGCATGTGAATTTAAGAAATAGTTTGTTGGAGGTGGAGCAATGAAATATAAATGCAAGAAGTCTTTTTGCGTAGATAGATACGACGAAGATGGATTTCTAATCGAAAATAGTTCGATTGTAATCGACGAAGGAAAAGCTTATGAATTAGATGAAAGCGGTCACATGATGATTGGCGGTCAAGACCATGTTCATATTGATGCTGTAGATTATGGTTCGTGGCTGGAAATAACCAAAAAGCATTTTGAAGAATACTTTGAACTGTTGAAGGTGGAGTGATGGAAGATGTAGAAGTTGTAGTTAGGTGTATTCCTACCTCTGTTGTATTTGAATGTCCGTATTGCGAAGAAGAAAATGAATATGATTATTCAGAATTCTGTGATTTATGTGGACACCCGTCAGATTGGGATTATGAAATATTAGAATGTCAAAAATGCGGAAAGAAGTTTGAAATACAAGGTCAAGAATGGAGTTGAGAACATGAACGTACTAGAGAAGATTTTGGAAGAGATAGATAGGTTAGATGATCCGTATTTTGTTGGCTACATAGACAGATACAAGGTAAAAGAAATCATCCGTTCTCACATGGATGACCAAAACGGTGATGTTACCGAGAAACCAAGCGCCGCCGAACTGATCCGAGCGCAGGGGGCAGCAGTTAAGGATGGAATCCGTATTGGAATACTGGAGAAGAACGAGGGGCAATAATAATGCAGAAATGGGAAGAAATCGAACAGAAAAAAGAATACCTCAAGGGATATATAAAAGCAAAGAATAGAGAAACTTTAATAAAAGATCAAATACAACAACTAAGACTCGACACGATGTTTCCGGCGTTGCAAGGCGATGGGATGCCACGGGGCAGCAGTCAAAAGGATCTATCAGATTACACGGCAAAGATCGAAAGCCTCATGGAGGAGTTAAAAAAAGAATGGGTTGAAAGCGTGATCCGGTACGAACGCATCAGAAAAGCAATAAACAAAATGAATGATGAACAAGAAAAAGAAGCACTTACAAGATACTATTTACTTAGAGAAAACAATAAAGCGATACAACGAAAAATGGGAGTAAGTAAGGCGAAACTATACAGAATATATGATAGTGCACTGGAAAACTTTGAAATTTTATAGAAATTTTATAAAATGAGACTCCGTGAGACTCGAAAATGTGATATAGTATAAACTGAATTAAAAGACAAAGAGGGAAATAATCCCCTCAAAACCACGCGCAGGGACGCTCGAAAGGGCGTCTTTTCTTGTATCGCGAATCCGGGTGGGATATAATAAGAGAAAAGCGCGTGGAGGGATTTTATGAAAATCGAAAACAAAGAGATGCTACTGTATAGCATGAATAAGGCATACGAAGAGTTGAAATGCGCAATGATAGAATACAATACGAACGAAAAAGAAGTGTATTTTCGACTCGGGAGTTGTCTACACTGGATAATGGACTGCTATGAACGAGTGAAAGAAATAGTACCGGAAGAACAAAAAATATTATTTCTTTCGCTGGCAGCGGCGAATAACGCACAAAAGCACTTGAAAGAGTTTGAAAAGATGAGCGTGATTACGGGGAATGGATATCCGAAACAATACCCAAAACGATACGGAGTAAAATATACATGGAAATCGCTCGAAGAAGTACCGCTAAATTCGAGAACCGAAAAGAAACTGTATCAAGAGAAGCTGCTCGGGAGAAATATTATGAAAACATTAACGGAAGCAAAAAGGCAAATCGAGGATTATCTTGAAAGAGAGTGATGACATGTTTTGCAATTACGATCAATACAAAGATAAAGAGGTAGTTAAAAAGCATGAGCAACTTTTAAAACAACTAGGGGAAAAAGACAGAGTATTTTCGCTGGAATGGAACGAAGAAAACATTACACTGATGGAATGCTGTGACTATTGTTTCGGGCATGATTTAACCAAAGAAGAGTGCAAAGAATTATCGGAAGTATTCCGAGAGTTAGCAGAAGAGCTGGAGAAATAAAGAACAGCGGAAACAAATAAAAGAATCGAAGAAAAGTAAACAGAGAAATACAAAGGGCAGCAGGCGAAAGTCGGCTGCTTTTTTGTATATAAAGAAAAAGGATGAAGGCATGGTATACAGACCGGATCGAGATGGATCACACCGAGGAGCGTTTGAACGGAATAAGAAGAAAATATATGCAACACAGACGGTATGCGGGATATGCGGGAAACCGGTTGACTTCGGATTAAAATATCCGCATCCGTTGTCGCCGTGCATAGATCATATTATCCCGATAGCAAAAGGGGGACATCCATCAGATATAAACAATCTTCAGCTTGCACACTGGACGTGCAACAGGCAGAAGAGTGACAAGTTGATAAAGCGGAGAGACAAAGAAAAGGATGAAGTTATAAGCAACAGAGTGTTGCCGCACACGTTTGATTGGAAAAATATAAGACGCAGTAAATAGGAAATAAGGGGGCATACCACCCCTATACACGGGCATGGATGTACTTCACGCCGTCACTGTGAAAAAAAACACACGCTAAAAGAAAGGAAGCTAATATGGCAGATTACAGAGGGGTAAATTATTTACGAAGACGTTTACAGATAAAGAGCGAACGAGTGAAAATGCGTTACAAATACTATGAAATGAAGAACAGGGTGAAGGATTTTCAGATATCGACACCGCCAGAATTGAGAAACGTACAGTCGGTTCTCGGATGGTGCGGGAAAGCAGTGGATAACCTTGCAGACAGGATTGTATTCAGAGAATTCACAAATGATAATTTTGACATCGGAGAAATTTTTTTGATGAACAACCCAGATACATTTTTTGACAGCGCCGTACTGTCAGCGCTTATTTCTTCATGCTGTTTTGTTTATATATCAGTAGACAAAACAGGATTTCCGAAATTGCAAGTAATAGACGGCGCGAATGCAACGGGGATCATAGACGATAGCACAGGTCTGTTGGTGGAAGGTTACGCCGTACTCGAACGAGATAAAAACAAAAACCCGAAAACAGAAGCATATTTTACAAAAGGCGACACATGGATATACAGAAAAGGAGACGAGACGCCGGAGAGAATTAAAAATAACGTACCACACCCGCTTCTTGTCCCGATCGTATTCCGGCCGGATGCGGTAAGACCGTTTGGTCATAGCAGGATCAGTCGAGCGTGCATGGATATTGTCAACAGTGCAATGAGGACGGTAAAACGATCAGAAATTGCGGCAGAGTTTTACTCGTTTCCGCAAAAATATGTAGTTGGAACTGACCCTGATCTAGAACCGATTAACAAATGGAAGGCTACAATGTCGAGCTTGTTGGAATTTACGAAAGGCGAGGGCGGCGACAAACCGCAGCTAGGGCAATTTGCGCAGCAAAGCATGTCACCTCACAACGATCAGCTAAAAATGTTTGCCGGATTATTTGCCGGAGAGACAGGTCTAACGCTGGACGATCTAGGGTTTGTAACAGACAATCCAAGCAGTGCGGAAGCAATCAAGGCAAGTCACGAAAATCTTAGACTAATCGCAAGAAAAGCGCAGAGGACGTTTGGCACAGGTTTTTTAAACGCGGGATACATCGCGGCGTGCTTGAGGGATAACTACCCGTACGAGCGGAGGCAGTTTTATTTAACAAAACCAAAATGGGAGCCGGTCTTTGAACCGGACGCGGCCGCATTGAGTAGTTATGGAGACGGAGCTATAAAAATCAATCAGGCAATCCCGGGATATATTACACAAGATAAAATGAAAGATTTCACGGGGATATAAGAGGGGATAAATGAAAGATATCGCACCGGAATTACTGGAAAAAATAAAAAAAGATTTTGAAAAGAAATTAAAAAAAAGCGAGACGATCAAAGCGTTTCGAGAAAAGGTTAAGAAAAAAACAGCGACATATAAAGATGCGAATGATTTTGCGATCGAAACAGGGGAACTACTAGCGGATGCGTTTCAAAGCAATTTATCAAAAGAAATATTACCGGATGGCAAAATGTATTACAATATCGCTGACAGGGTAATAAGGGAACGACTGGAACATAATTATGATATTACAGCAGAGGCAGCAGTAGAAGTTCAAAAGATATTAAACGAAAAAGCAGGAATCGGAATCAAAGCCATAAAACCGGAAATGAACGAAGATAGGGTTCGAGGAATTATTAACATCGTATCAGGAGGAAAATACGAGGATGTCGCGTACATACTAGGAGAAGCGGTCGTAAACTTTACGCAATCTGTAATAGATGCAGCGGTAAAAGAAAATGCAGATTTTCACTTAAAAGCAGGGTTAAGACCGAAAATCAGAAGAACATCAACAGGAAAATGCTGCGAATGGTGCAACAGGCTTACAGGGGTATATGATTACGAAGCTGTATCGGACACCGGAAACGATGTGTTCAGGCGGCACAAGCATTGTAGGTGTACCGTAGAGTATGACGCTGGAGACGGAAAAGTAACAAATGTACACACAAAGAAAACGACAGACAAGAAAGATGTAAACAGAAGAATAGAGAATACGAAAGAGTGGTCTAACAAGCAAAAAAGTGATAAGATAAAAGAAACGCCAAAGGAAAAAGAAAAAAGGATCAAAGAGGAAAACGGACTCGATCTTGCTTCAAGAATATCAGGACACCCCAAAATGTTAAGCGCGTATACACCGAGAGGTTTATACTACGCACTGAAAGAATCGGGATATGAGATAAAACCTTTAAAAGGGAAAAATTACAGAGATATTCCATTTGAAGAGGGCGGAGGATACAGGGTAAACTTCGGGGGAGATGGATTATTAATGTATCACCCAGGAGAAAGAAGTCATCACGGAGGTGAATACTATAAAATTTCTACAGGAGAAGGAGGTGTGAAAAGATATGATATCAACGGAAAAGAAAAAGAAGATTGACGAAAGATGCAAGGCGTTAGAAAAAGAATTTGAAAGAAGATACAAGAAAGAAACAGAAGTGCGAGGGAAAAAGTGCTTTGCTGTAAGAGAGGACGAGTTTTTTATTGTATCGGGGCTGAGTTGGGCAAACGCGATCGTATTAGAACACGCATTCTCAAAAACAGAAGTGGAAAAAAACATGTTTGAGGATGGAAAGCTGTTCTACATGGAAGAAATGAATGAAAAAGAAATGTTTGAAAAAATGATAGAAGAGATCGAAGGGTGAGGCGAAATGGCAAAAGACGATTATTTTGTAATTGTATACAAGATACTATCGTACTTGTATGTAAAATTGAAATCGGGGGAAGATGTAAATCCAAACATGATTACTCACGACAATCAACTACTGCAGATCAACCGGAAATACTGGGATTATATCATGAGAAATTTAATTGAAGACAGATATATAACATGCGAAACAGAAAAAGTGTGGGGCAAAGAATTGATTTATGATTTAAAAACGGCAGAGATCACACCGGAAGGGATTGCGTATGTGTGCAACAACTCCTTGATAGAGAAAGCGAAAGAATTTTTGAAAGACATAAAAGAAATAACTCCATTTATTTAAGCGCGCGAAAAGCGCGTTTTTTAATGCAATTTAAAAAATATCCCTTCAGGCAATGGGGTGATATTGCCCATGAAAGATATAGTTAAAAGACAGGAGGAAAGTTATGACGGAAACGAGACTGGGACGTCAGACGCCTACTCAATCCGTAACGATTCCTTACTCAAAAACACGAGGACAAGAAGCTGCGGAACTGTACGCGAAGACGGGGAACGAGCTGCTTGAATGGCAGCAGTTGCTACAATGCGACATTATGGCCGTAAACGATGATGGTTTATGGATGCATCAGAAATATGGCTATTCAGTGCCGAGACGAAACGGAAAGTCGGAAAATGTGTTGGCGCGCTGCCTATGGGGACTGAAAAACGGCGAAAGAATTCTATACACGGCACACAGAGCAACAACATCACACGCAGTGTGGGAGCGGCTGGATCGAATGTGCGAAAAAGCAGGAATCAAGATATCATCATCATTTAAGGCGTTCGGAAAAGAACACTTATACACAAGTGATGGAGGTGTGGTGGAATTCCGAACAAGAACATCATCGGGCGGACTTGGCGAAGGGTACGACGTGTTAATTATAGATGAGGCACAAGAATACACGGAAGCACAGGAGACGTCACTGAAATATATTGTATCAGACAGCGAGAACCCACAAACAATCATGCTTGGAACGCCGCCGACGGCGGTATCGGCCGGAACAGTTTTTACAAAATATAGGGAGACAGTACTTGCCGGCCGGGGATTTGACTCTGGATGGGCGGAATGGTCGGTTGAAAACTTGACATCCGCGAACGATGTTGAGGCGTGGTACGAAACAAACCCGTCGTTAGGAACAATACTGACAGAAAGGAAGATCCGGGCAGAAATTACAACGGATGATATAGATTTTAACATCCAAAGACTGGGACTGTGGTTAAAATATAATCAAAAATCGGCGATTAGTAAAACAGAGTGGGAATCACTGGCGATCGCATCAAAACCAAAATTAAAAGGAGAACTTTTTGTTGGGGTTAAATATGGACATGACGGACAGCATGTTGCGATGTCGGTAGCATCAAAAACGAATGAAGGAAAAATTTTCGTTGAGGCACTCGACTGCAGAACAATCCGCGAAGGGAACGACTGGATACTATCATACATTGCGGAAATGAAACCCAAAACGGTAGTTGTAGACGGAGCGAACGGGCAGCATATACTCGAAAAAGACATGAAAGATGCAAAAATGAAAGCACCAACCCTGCCAACTGTAAAAGAAATTATAGGAGCAAACGCGACTTTTGAACAAGGACTGTTTAAAGGAAATATCTGTCATTCCAACCAAGCATCGTTAACACAGTCTGTAAGCAACAGCGAAAAAAGGGCGATAGGATCAAACGGAGGATTCGGATACAGATCATTAAAAGAAGGGGTTGAAATCGCGCTGCTTGACAGTGTGATCCTTGCATACTGGAAATGCACAGAAACAAAGGAACGAAAAAAACAGATAGCAAGATATTAAAAAGACGCTGGAAACAGCACTTTTTTAATATACAAAAATACCAAAACCACCGGGTTAAGCGGGGAAAGGAGAACAAAAAATGAGTGATTTTGAAGCTATTGAAACGCGAGAACAGTTCGAGGAGGCTGTGAAAGATCGGCTGGAACAGGAAAGAGAAACGGTAAGAAGGGAATTTAGCGGATACTTATCACCAGAAGCTGTGGAAGAGAAGTACAAAGAGTACTTATCACCGAAAGAAGCAGAAGAGAAGTACAAAGGGTATTTATCCCCGGAAGATGCGGCGAACAAAGACGCCACGATCGCAAAGCACGAAAAAGAATCGAAAAGGGTAAAAGTGGCAATGGAAAACGGAATTCCCTACGAACTTGCAGGGAAGTTGTCAGGGGAAACAGAAGACGAAATGAAGAAAGACGCGGAAGCTTTTTCTAAATTTTTGAAGGGAAAAACCACATACCCGAACTTTACACGAGACACAGACAATAAAGACGACTCGATCAGAGAAGCAACGAAAAAAATGTTAAACAATTTGAAAGGAGAATAAGAACATGGCAACAGGAAGAGAAAATTTATTTGACGCGGTACTTGTAAAAGATCTAATGAACAAAGTGAAGGGAAAATCATCTTTAGCGGTTTTGTCGGGACAGACGCCGATCCCATTCAACGGACTGAAAGAATTTATTTTTTCAATGGACAATGAGATCGATATTGTAGCAGAAAACGGGAAAAAGTCAGAGGGCGGCATTACTGTAGATCCGGTAAAAATCGTGCCAATCAAATTTGAGTACGGAGCGAGAGTTTCAGACGAATTTTTGTACGCGACAGAAGAAGAACAGCTTGATATTTTAACAGCGTTTAACAATGGTTTTGCGGCAAAAGTAGCGAAAGGTTTTGATCTGGCAGCGTTTCACGGCATTAACCCACGGACAGGCGGAGCATCAACAGTTGTAGGCACGAATCACTTTGACAGTAAAGTAACACAAAAAGTCAAATATACAAAAGGAACGCCGGATACAAATTTGGATGCGGCGATTGCAATGGTGCAGGGATCGGACGGAGACGTTACAGGGATAGCGCTGTCAAATGCATTCGGGGCAGACATGGCAACGGTAAAGGAAAACGGAGTCAGACAGTACCCAGAATTTAGGTTTGGAGCATCGCCGGAATCTCTCGGAGGAATGAAAACAAGTGTAAACAAGACTGTATACAACGACACTGTGAAAGATCACGCAATCGTGGGCGATTTTTCCAACGCTTTCAAGTGGGGGTTCTCGAAAGAAATTCCTTTGGAGATCATCAAATATGGCGATCCGGACAACACGGGAAAAGATTTAAAAGGTTACAACCAGGTTTACATCCGCGCAGAAGTCTATCTCGGATGGGGAATTCTTGTGCCGGAATATTTCGCAAGGGTGGTAGACGAAGATTGATATACAGAAACAAACGAACAGGGAATGTGATCGAAACACAGTGCGAACTGAAGGGTGGAGACTGGGAGGCAGAAAAGCCGCCCAGATCCACCACTAAAAAGAGAAAGACAGTGAAAAAAGATGAATAATTTTGCCAAGATCGAAGATGTTGAAAAACTGTGGAGATCGCTGACAGAAGACGAAAAAGAGCGCGCAAAAAACTTACTGCCAATAGTAGAGGATAGCTTGAGAATGGAAGCCGATAAGGTGGGGAAAAACCTTGATCGTATGATAGAAGAAAAATCATATTTAGAAAATGTTGCAAAGTCTGTAGTTGTAGATGTGATAGCGCGCACGCTTATGACGTCAACAGACGCAGAGCCGATGACGCAACGGTCAGAATCGGCACTGGGTTATTCTGTTTCTGGGACATACCTAGTACCGGGAGGCGGATTATTTATTAAAAAAAGCGAGTTGGCAAGGCTCGGACTGAAACGACAAAGAATAGGGGTGATTGATCTGTATGGCGATGATAAAAGGGATCACAGTGACACTTTATGAAAAGGAAAAAATAAATGAAGATCCATTTGGAAAACTGATCTACAAGGAAACGCCGACAAAAGTTGAAAATGTACTTGTAGCCCCCACGAATACACAAGAGGTTTTGGATGCGCTGAACTTAACGGGGAAAAAGGCAGTTTACACGATCGCAATACCTAAAGGAGATAAGCACACATGGAAAGATAATAAAGTAGAATTTTTTGGAGAAATCTGGAAAGTAATAGGATTTCCGCAGCAGGGAATCGAACAAAATATACCGCTGGAATGGAATCAAAAGTGGATGGTAGAGCGATATGGGTAAGAAAGCGAAAATTGTCTTAAATAGAAAAGGAATCACAGCATTATTGCGGTCGGAAGAGATGCGCGCAACCATACAAAAACACGCGGAACGAATTGCCGGAACATCCGGCGGAACAGTCGAGACATATGTAGCACAAACAAGGGCGGTTGCGGAAGTAACAGGAGACGACGGAAACAACAGCCTATTAAAGGCGGTGGGAAAATGATCGAAGAAATTGTAAGAGAACACCTAAAAACGATTTTGGACGTACCGGTGTTAATGGAAGAAGAAAACAAGGAAAAGAAATATATCTTGCTTGAAAAGACTGGAGGAAGCGAAGTGGATCATATTAAACATGCAACACTGGCGGTCCAGTCTTTTTCTGACACGCTCTATTCCACGGCAAAATTAAACGAAGAAATGAAGGAAGCGATGAAGCGAATCACGGAAAGAGATGGCGTTTGCAGGTGCGAACTAAACAGTGACTACAATTACACGGATACAAAAAGAAAAAAATACAGATATCAAGCGGTATTTAACATAGCGTACTACTGAAAGGAGAAAGAAAAATGTCAAATGTGAACAATGTAAGTGCAGGAAAACCCAAAATAGGAGGAGCAGTCTTCGTAGCGCCGATTGGAACAGAGCTGCCGGAAGATGTAACGACACAACTTAACGCGGCTTTTAAGGGACTTGGATATTGCTCTGACGATGGGATAACAAACACAAACAGCCCGGAAACTGAAGAGCAAAAGGCATGGGGCGGAGATACAGTGCTGAACATGCAGGCAAGCAAAGCAGATACGTTTAAATTAAAGCTCTTGGAAGTGCTGAATGTAGATGTGTTAAAAACAGTGTACGGGGAAAACAACGTAACGGGAACGATAGAAGCCGGAATAACAATTAAAGCAAACAACAGTGAGACGGAACAAGTATCTTGGGTATTTGACATGATACTAAAAGGAGCAGTGAAAAGAATTGTAATTCCGCAGGCAAGCATCTCGGAGTTAGGGGATATTGTATACAAAGACAACGAGGCGACGGGATATGAATTAACAATCGCAGCAGTCGCGGACAAGGAAGGGAACACACACTACGAATATATTAAAAAAGCGGGATAAGAGGTGATGAAAAATGATTAAAGGAACAACGAAAAGCGGGTTTAATTACACTATACAAGAAGGTGCATTAGACGATTACGAACTGCTCGAAGAATTGCGAGAAATAGACAAAGGGAACACAAGTCTGATAGTAGACGTAATAGAAAAGATCATAGGCTCAGAACAAAAAGAGCAGTTAAAAAAACATGTAAGAGACGAAACGGGAAGAGTATCGATAAAACGAATGGTTGACGAAATCGGGGAAATTTTAAGAGGAAACCAACAGGGAAAAAACTCTTAATCCTCGTTTGTATGCTAAACACAGACGAGGAGGCACTCATATGCGATTTTGCGGAAGCATATCGGATTTATAACTATAAAGAGATACCGTGTAAAATGGCGGCGATATATGCAAAAGGTTTAAAAAAAAACGCGAGAATAAAAATGAAATTGGCAGGCGTTAAAGTTACGCTGGAAGATATGCTATTGGCATCTATCGCAGATCATACAAAATTGCTGACATGGATGCAAACAGAAGATGCGCGTAAAGGAAAAAACAGACCCAAAACGATATTACCGAGACTACTTGGCGAAGAAGAACGAAAAATCATATCGTTTGAAACTGGGGAAGAGTTTGAGAAAGAATGGAAACGGCTGACAGAAAAAGGGGTGAAATAGTGGGAAAGACAGAACTTGCGAAGGCGTATGTGCAAATTATACCGTCCGCAAAAGGGATAGGCGGAATGCTGCAAAACGAAGTAGGCGGAGAAACGGATGCGGCAGGAAAATCGCTCGGAGGCAGAATCGGCGGAGCGATCAAAGTCGCTGTAATCGCGGCGGGGATCGGAAAAGCCATTTCTGCGTCAATCAGCGAAGGTGCAGAACTAGAGCAAAGCATAGGCGGAATTGAAACACTATTTAAAGACAGTGCAGAGAAAGTAAAACAAAACGCTGCGAACGCCTACAAGACGGCTGGGATGAGCGCAAACGAATACATGCAGTTAACAACAAGCTTCTCCGCGAGTCTGTTACAAAGTTTAGGAAATGATACAGCTAAAGCGGCAGATGTGGCAGATATGGCAATGACAGACATGTCCGATAACATGAACAAAATGGGATCGAACATGGAGGATATCAAAAACGCATATCAAGGCTTTGCAAAGCAAAACTACACAATGCTGGACAACCTAAAACTAGGATACGGCGGCACAAAAACGGAAATGGAGCGGCTGCTTGCGGATGCGGAAAAAATTACAGGAGTAAAGTATGATATCAATAATTTATCAGACGTATACTCGGCGATTCATGTAATACAAGGAGAGCTTGGAATTACAGGAACAACGGCGAAAGAAGCGGAAACAACACTGTCGGGGTCTTTGGCATCCATGAAAGCGGCGTTTAACAATCTACTTGGAAATATCGCTATCGGAGAGGATATCACGGACGAATTAAAACAGGTAGGAGAAACGGTCGCTACATTTTTGACGGGTAACTTAATACCGATGATCGGAAATGTGCTGGCGTCAATTCCTGATTTGCTCGGAAAGGATTTTGCGGCGGCAGGGCTGAACATGATCGCAGAAA